GCCATCTCTTATCATATTGAGTGCATCATCAAGACCTATCTCCTCGGTCTCTATAAATTCATTCTCGTCCAATGCACATATTCCTCTGGTAAGTTCCCTGCCTATATACACGTAAGTCTGTTCATCACTTGTACCGATAGCCAGAACTGTTCTAGTCACATACTCCACAACCTTCGCGGTAAACCCTGTCTCTTCCCTGAGTTCTCTTCTGGCTGCATCTTCAGGAGACTCTCCCTCATCGATAAAACCAGCCGGGACCTCGTAGGTTATATCATCAATAGAATTCCTGTATTGCTTTATCAGTATGAGCGATCCATCGTCTTTCACTGGAAGAATGCATGCTCCCGGGTGATGCTTTATCAGATCATATACAACATCTCTGCCATCAGGCAGTTCAAGATAGTCGTTATATACATCAAACACATGCGCTCTGTATGCCACTTCCGTCTTTATCCTCTTGAATTTTTCCATCTTTTAATCTCACCTCCCGTTTTATAGTTTATCATGCATAAGAATGGTAAACTGTATATGACAAATCATAAAAAGGGTTTGTAGATCATCTCTACAAACCCTAATTTTTATTTTGCGTAATCTGTCACGTTTAGTGAAATCATGTCTGTAAAGTATTGATTTTACTACATTTTCTTTAATATACAATCGTTTATTTTATTAGCATTGCACCATTGTTGCACCACGGTTATATTACCGCATTCATCTTTTTTATCTCTTCACACATAAATTCATCGGTTACATGAACGTACAAATCCATTGTAGTTTGTATTGTAGAATGTCCCAAGATCCTTTGTAATGTCTTAGGTTGGATTCCTTTTTCAATACATCTTGTTGCAAATGTATGTCTTAATGAATGCATATAACAATGTTTAAATTCAATATAATTATTCGGATTATTTATCATCCTATCTTTATTGATATTTGCTACTATACGGATCATCATATTTCTATAGGTTGAACATCCTACTGGATTGCCGTTTACAGTGGTAAATACTAACCCGTTCCATTTGGTATTCCATTTGGTGTTATTGAACTTATTTTTATTTTGCAATTTTTTCTGTTCGTTCAGAATTTCAATAGCTTTGTCAGTTAAAGGGACTTTTCTTTTGCTACTCTGAGTTTTGGGAGAACCAGTATAAAACCCGCCCTTCTTATAATCCTGTAACATGGTTCTTTTCACAAATAAATACTTTAAATCGAAATCAATATCATCCCATTGAAGCCCACTAATTTCTCCAGCTCTTAATCCTGTTTCAAGTACAAAGCAATAAGCATTGTAATACAGAGTACCCTTTGCATATTCTTTGAACACAGCTTCTTCTTCTCTGGTTAGGACTCGTTTTTCTTTGTCTTCGTTGTCTCTTGTTTTAATTTTAAGCCCCGTGGCAGGATTACGTTGGATATAATCATTTTCAACAGCTCCCTGAAACATTGCATGTAATGTTACGGCGGTAAGTTTTATAGTTCCTGACGAATATTTACCACTATTAAACATATTAGTAAGTAAAGTTTGGCAATGTATCTGTTTAACATCTGATAAATTCATATTTCCAAGTTGGAATTTAATGTTATGCTTATAACGTTGTTTATAACCATCTACCGTACTATCTCTAACAATACCTTCTTTAAAATTAGCTATCCAGCTTTCATACCAATCATTGACAGTCATAGTTCCTTGTATGAAACAAGTATCCAAATACTTTTCTTTTTCTAGCCATTCACGAGCATCGGTGATTTTAGAGAAGTTTTTTTCAACTCTCACCCCTCTTTTGCTTGTAAATCTAGCTTGATAACGACCATCCTTCCTTTGTGATAATCCAATTCCAAGAGGTCTTCCTTTTAAATCTTTGCCCATTTTATATACTCCTTTCTAATAAATAAGCAAAGACTAAACCTGATATAAATATATCATATAGCTTAGTCTTTGACAAATTTTAGATATAACTTTTATTCTCTAAATATCTTTCTAATTGTTGACGTTTTATTAAAATATTTTTCCCATTATGTAGTGTGTAATTATTACCTTCTCCTCTCGCTAATTCATATAGCTTATCTCTTCCAATATTAAAATATTCACTTGCTTCTGAAATTGTAAGAGTGTATTTATCTTTAATAGGAATTTTACTGTTCATACTTACACCCTACCTGTCGATCCAATACCGCCTCTATCAGTATTATCAAGATGTTCAACTTCAACAAATTCTATCTCTGGCTGAATCTTCTGAATCTCGAACTG